GTTGCTGTAAACACACTTTCAAAATCTGGGCATAGCACTACACACTCATCTGTAATGCCGAGACATCTTCCATCCTTTAGATGGACTACATCTACCATGACACCGCCTCCTGTGTCTTCGCTGGTTATTTTTTCTATGTAAGTCAATTTGTTCCTCCTAAGTAAGTTGGTTAAAAATGTCATCAAAAATACCATCAGGCCCTTCCATAGCTCTTATAGCATTAGATTGGCCTCCGCTCATTTCGTTCTCGTAATTTTCCCAGTTGTAGTCTGACCTACCCCCAAAGAACGATATGTTCTGATTTACAATTTTGCCTGAGCGTAGCTCGCGGTAGCATTCAAGGCATAAATAGTGGTAACGAGACGTTCTTAATATTCTGACATCGGTTACAATGTCTTTACAACATGAGCACTCAAAATTATCACTAGAGCGAAGCACAGGTTTAACATCCATCTTAGGCTGCTCAACTACCACTCTATCCTTTTGTGCGGCGGTCATGATTCATTCTCCGTGGTACTGAAACAAAACAGCGTTACAATGACAATGCACCGCACCGATGGTCATTCCAGTGTCATGACAGTGATGCAAGTGTACAGGCCATCTAAAGAAGCCTAAAGGAAATAATTCGATGTCTATTTGTTTTTCCATTACTTTGCGAGCAGCAGCTTTATCAAGTGGCTCTTCGCAATAACTGCATTTTCCTTTTTGCTTGCTGATATACTCTTCACGCACTAATTTACGCTCTTGCCACGTAAGTTCTGCGTAGTCAACTGGGAGCTTCATCATTATTCTCCTTGTTAGAGTTGTGAGTCAGCTACTTCGCTGCCTCCTAAGCTTCTTAGTTTGTCTTTCCAAACTCTGCCGTTGTATGACATATACCCTACAAGTTTGTTGTTTAGAAAGAGGGGGCAATCTCCCCAATTACCCCCGCCTAGACCTTCAAGCTCTTGCCATTCTTGGACCTTTTCCCTTAGTTCTTTAATGGCATCGGCTTGCAGCTCTGTGTTTGCAATTTCTTCTTCTGGGTTTTGACCGTGGTCAATATTCCCATAAGCCGTAGCTTTAAGCTTCAACCGCATTTTCAGTCCTTTCTTTAATTTGTTTAAAGATGTTCATATCGCAATCCAAGAATACTCCTTTGCAATTGTGTCCAGTGATAATGATGCACCTCATGTGCGGGGCTACGGAGTTACCCGCTGCATGCTCATGAATCATGCTGAAGCTAACTGGGAAGATAAAATCTTCTGGAAGTTCTGCTAGCAGCTCTGGGCTAAGTATTCGGTTGTACCCTCTACTGATTGCCAACAAGTTGGCTTTTAGTAGTTCGGGTTTAGTAAAGAAAGGTATGTGACTGTACGACTTAGTTTCCATTAGAATCTCCTTGTTAAAATTGTTGTGACCAATTTTCAGTTCCAGGTCTACCGATAGACCATAAATCTGAATACGCATTGTTTACAAATCTGGATTTTGACATTGCATTGAGATTACTCAACGACCAAATCCTATTTCTATTCCAAGCTCTAGCAGGGAGCTTAGCATCCCACCCACTTACCATATTTAGTCTTCTTATCATCTGCTACGCCTCCAAACTTGAGACTGTTGCAGCATTCTACTCCAACTAAAATTCCACATACATCTATTAACCCAACTCTGCTGCTTCATTGTTGATTTAAACCAGCTTTTACTGTTTGGGCTTGTAAGTCTTTGTCCGGTCCAGTTTTGAGAAAGTGCTTGTGTTTTAATTGTCATTCTCATTTTAACCAATTAAGTCCTTTCCAATAAGTAGTCCAACAATTAGACCAACATTCTGATCTAGTTAGATGTCCTATAGCTACAAAACCTTTCCAACTTACGGACCAAGCATGAGCATTTTGAGAAGAATAACTCCAAGTTATAGCTTTTTTAAAAGAGCTAGATTGATCCGTTGGAAATGTATTGACTCTTCTTATCATTGGTAGCTTGCCCCCCGAGAAATAGTCCAACTTTTAGATCCCGATCTAAAGTTAGTCCAGCCCCAAGACCAGCCATTCCTAGGGGTCTTAGAAAGACAACTAGACTTAGTCCAATGTAAAGAGAAACCATTTATATTTTTTCTTATCATTACCTCCTCCTTCTAGGTGACGGCCAGAGTGCAACCCCATAGTCAGACCATAGGTGACGATGCGCCCAGACTTTAGAGAACGCAGGACCAGAACCCCAGCCTCCAAAGAATGGAACACCAGGCCCTTTGGCAAGTGTTCCACCCCATGAAGACCAGACATAACTATTATCCCAAGATCCGGTCCTAGCCTGTATTCTGGCTATTTTTCTTATCATCGCTTAGTCCTCCAAAGCAAAGAGCGATGAGCGTGACAACCATTTAAAAACCAATGAGACCAACTGTACTCAAGTTGGTGTGAGTCCGTGGCAATCTCAGACCACATCGATTCACGGCTCCAAGACTCAGAATTAGTCCTTTCGTTTTTAGGTCCGAGTTTATTTGTTACCCAAGACTTAGATCCGGGCCATGTTGCTTTCCATATCATCTTCGGGTTCTCCAGCTATTTGAACGAAACCAAAGATATTCAGAAAAGATGCGGCACAAACCCCAACAGCCAGCAAAACTGTTTAAAGATGTTGACCAATGACTCAAATTAGTCCTAGACCTTTGTAATGCTTCAGTCCAGTTATTAGAGTTAGCAGTTATTCTATGCATTTTCATTGAGCTGTTCTCCAAGAGTAGGAACGGTTGTACCATATGCCACTACCTACATCGCTGTGGGTGCGCTGGCGAAACCAGTTACCTGATTTTAAATCGTAATGATCCCATTGGTTGAACCATGAACATTTCTGTTCTCTGTTCCAAACAACAGATATGATTACTACATTTGCTTTTCTTATCATCGAGAGCCCCTTCTCCAATCTCTAGACTTTTCCCAAGTATTAGTCCAAGACCCAGAATCATAATTAGACTTAAACCAAGACCAAGACTCACGCCATTCTTCTGCCCAATCCCAAGATCTAGCACAACCCCGAGAAAAAGTCGTAGCAGTAGTACATTTTGTTTTTCTTATCATTTGTCGGTGCTCCAAGAATAAGACCAAGGCTCAGGCCAAGACCCAGATCCAGCCCAACGCATAGACTCTGACCAAGATTCAGACCAAGGCCCAGACCAAGACCAAGACCTAGTCCAAGACACAGACCAAGACCAAGAACTAGCCTCATTTGTTTTTCTTATCATATATCTCCTTTCCAAGAGGAAGACTCTATAAAGTCCTCAGTCCATGCTCCACCAATACGCCATTCTTCTGACCAAAGATTAGACCATGTAGGCCAAGGTCTATACTTAGCCAAACACCAAGACATGTTCGTGTCCAAAGACCAAGAGAAAGATTGGCCAAAAGCTTTTCTTATTATCATCGGAAAGAACTCCAAGAATTAGATCTAATCTTTGGAAAGACCCACAGGTAAGACCAAGATTTTCCAAAAGGCGTAGCGGTAGATCTGTGCCAATGTCGTGTAAAGCAAGTTCCCCAAAAAGACAAGTCTGACCAATCTCTTGATCTGGGAATTACTAATGTTTTTCTTATCATGTTATCTCCATGCTATTCGCAGAATAGATAGGTTCCAGTTTCGTGCTCCCCATGTAATGCTGTAATGCCAGCGTCCGGGCCAGCCTAGAGATCCGGAACCGGACAACAAAGACGCAGACCAGTACACAGACCCAGACCAGTTACGAGATAGTTTTTCAGGAGCTCTCGCTGTTCGTTTGATCATATGTGGTGACTCCAAGATCTAGGAATGGAACCGACTACGAAGTTAGACCGAAGTCTGTTTTGAGGCCAGCACCCAGTGTAATTTTGACTAAAATGCCAGTTCCAACTCCAAGTCTTGGGAAAAGGTTTAAGACGAGACCAAGAATAACCTTGAGACCAAGCTTCAGTTCGAGAGTATAGCAATGTTTTTCTTATCATGCGTTTGTACTCCACGACTCGGACATAGGTATGTTTATATCCATCGCCACCCAAGCCCAACAATGAGACTCAAAATCAGTCCAAGACTCTGAATGTGCCTCAAAATTTGAATTTATACTATATCCCCAATTATCTAACCAAGATGATGATATATGTGCACTAACGTTCCAAGAGTTTGAACTCCTCCACGTTATTTTTCTTATCATAAGTTATCCCTCCAATGCCAAGACTCGTGTCTATTTTTAACCCAAGCACCAGATCTACCCTGAGACTCGGGCCAAGAATAAGATTTAGCATACTGATGAGACCAAGCCCCACCCCAGCCACCTTGAGCTACAGTTGGCTTCCACTCAGATGTATCCCAATTCCCAGACCAAGACCCAGAACTTGCAAAATCAACACTTCTTATCATCGGTATTCCCTCCATGCTGTGGTGGAAATAAATTTAGTGTGAGACCAACTACTTGACCAAGGTCTACCTAATCTATCAGAGGAAAAAACCATACCTTCTGTTCTGTAAGTGCCGCAAGTCCAACTATTGGTCCAGAGCAAAGCTCTGGACCATGGAGGAATAGATTTTATTATTCTCATATGCACTCCCCTTGTTATGCATCCAAGGGAGCGAAGCACCAGCGTGGCTGATATATGATTTCCACTGCACCTAGGGAAATCACAACAGAGGAGCCGATTGGATCCTCGGTGTTAGGTTGTTCTTGACTAGAAGCACCCGAGGTCTCCACTGCCCTAGCTTGGGCCAACACCAAGCAGTCATCAGCTACATGGCTGAGGATGCCACGGTAGTTGTAGCGGGCACAAAGCACCGCAACGGGTTGACCCAAGAATTGCTGAGCAATACTGGCCATGTTGCCAGCAAGGGTGCCATCGATATTTACCAAAGTTACTTTGTTCTTTACTTTTGCCATAATACTAATTCCTTAATATAAGATTGATTCCAACGAAAAAGGGAGCAGACATTCTGCTCCCTTAGGTAAACTAAATAACATTAATACCGACATCGACCTAGTCTGCAACTTTGCGTTCACGCTCTGCGTTGAGCGGATCATACTCTCTTTGTCTAGTGACACAGACCCAGCTGTTAGCTGGCAAGCGGATGTCCGAATGCTCGTCGTGTCCGACTACTGTTTCTTCTTTAGAAAAGAGATAGATATCTCCTTTCACATTTACATAACTTTCGACCTCGGGCCCAGTCCTGATGGCATGACTGTGACCAGTCACTTCTCCGAATGCAAGAATCCTAGATTCGTGCTTTTTCATATCTTTAAGATCCTTTGGCTTAGCCACGGTCTTAAAGAAAATATCACCCTGACGACTTTGAAAATTCCGCATGATAGCTCCTTCGTAAAAGTTAAGATTCCTGTGAAGGCTGGTACTTGTCAGCCTTCATGTAATTCGTCCATGCTACTGCTTCCAAACATGTCTTCATGGTTGGCGGTACGCATAAGAAGTAGTTCTTAAATGTACCATCGGGTTCTGCAGTCGAGTTTACTACCTTGACATACAAGGTAGGCTCGGTGAAAACCCTTGGGATTTCAAACAGAATCCTTTCTCTTCCAAACTGATCCACATCCTTGTGGATAATTTTAGTAGTAGGTAGGGCCATGATTTTGTCTAACCCTATGACCTTCATCCCTACATATCTTACCTCCGTATTTGGGTTTCGCAAGACTTCTTCCAACAAAACCGTTTCTGGCTTGGTAAAGAAGTGCGGAGGAATGCGAACTCCTTCGTAATAATACAGGATGCTGCCGAACTTGTCGGCATCCATTCCATGTTGTTGACCATTCTTGTACCAGATGATTCTGGTAGGGGAGATGTAGGCTGGACCATTGTCACAATGGAGCCTACCATCCTCGTTCAAGATTCGTTTAAGTGGCCCAAACCCAAACTCTCCATTAAAGAATTTGAGTCTGGAAGTCCACGCTTCATATCCTTGGTTTTTCATTCCAACTCCTTTTAGGTATGAATGCTCCACAGTGCGTTTGTCTCAAGAGTCACGCTGAAGGTTTCACCAGACCCTGGTCCATGATAGATGAGCCCACCATTGTACCCATAGGTATAATACTGGCTATATCTGTATGCGTTTTTAAATGCATACTCGGTCAACACTTGAGAGTACCCTTCATTCAAGTGAACTTTCTCGGTGATCTTGAGTTCTTCAACAACCTTCTGATGAGGGTTAATAACTCCTGCTTGGGCATGCTTGTTAAAGCAATCCCAATAGATTTCCGATCTAAGCGGGAAGTATGCAGAGAAGCTGAAACTGTGTAGACAACCATCGTCATGTAGGATGACTTTCTGCTTAGGTACACCAATAGTCACTGGGTCTTTATCTTCTGGACCAAACAACACTTGCAGCTCTATCCAGCTTGGATCGGGCAACTCTGCGTATGGTGAAGTGCTACTGTGGGTGAGATGTGCCATTTTAGTAAAGAAGCTTTCGGCTAACTTCTCTGCAGTGTCGGTTTTCCCCGCATGGTACATTGCAAGGATATACCCTGCGATAGAACCTAAGCGAGTTTCTCCATGCTGCGTGAAGTACGCCTTGCCTTTCCAGTGTTCTGCGAGTCCATGCAGATACCTATTTAATTTGGTGTTAAGTATTTCTAAGCAGTCTTGGCCATAAGTTTGCAATCCTAATTCACTTACTGGGCTTTTTAAATCACTCATCGTTATTCTCCTTTTTGAAAGGGGTTATTTCTGTAAGATGTTTTTCATAATATTTTTCATCTTCTTCATCATCATCTTCTGGTTCATTGTGATCTTTAAACTGCATTAGCTTTTCCATCACATGCTCTTGTCTCGCCTCCCAACGCTCTATGTTACAGCCTTCCTGTGGGTTGCTTTCAAGAAAAGCTCGCATCCTATCCACATAAAATCTAATGGATGTTCTAATAAAATCTCTTTCCCAGTGTAGGAGCAAATTGGGATTGTCATAAACTGGCTTGCTGTTATCACTCATCATCTTCTTCCTCCTCATTTTCGTTTTCGTTCTCAGTCTCTATTTCGATAGAAACTTCTGGGTCTGGATCAAGGTCTACTCTTTCCATCATCCACGATGAAACAGATGCTTTCATCGTTTCTAGGTTGTAGGTAACATCGTCACCATAGTCGTTGCCGTCACCGGCACCGCTGTACTGGTAAGCATCAAATGCCCATGTCTCCACATCTGTTTCTAGTTTACTCACCCTCTGTTTTCTCTTAACAATCTTAACTAGATCGTCTGTCTTGGGTGCCACTAAAACTACATACAGATTCCCTTCGTCATTTCCTCCACGAAACTCAAGTTCTATGGAACTTATTCCTAGTTCTTTTGCTTCATCATAAAGCTTTTTGGGTAGCGGAATAGGACTCAAATCTGACATAGCTTCTCCTTAGTTAGTTATCGCAAGTTTCATGTTTGTTAGTTGCAAATTGTGCTATGACATCAACATAGCCTGCGTTTGGATCTACATCGTTATGCCAAACGGCATTAACGAACCTCAGACCGCAAGAGTGTTCAAACCAATATTTAACATGAGCAGACAAGCTTTCGCCTGAAGAAGCTTCTACTCTGTTATCGTAGTTGTTGCGAAAGAAATCTGCTTTTACCTCGTCCATAGCAAGGTAAATCTTATGGCAGCCATCCCATGCTGCTAAAATTGCGTTTTTGCAATATTCCGGAAGGGCATCATAGCCTTCATCTATGTCGTCAGAGTTGTGCACTCCATACTCATTTTGATCCATGTTCGTTCTCCTTAGTTAATTTTTAAATCACTTTCAATACTTTTCTTAGCTACCCTAAGCATCCAGTCTTTAGGGTTTTCTAAAATAGGTTGAAGCCAATCTTGGACTGTTGGGATGAACCCACAATCTTCTTCTACATGTTGCTCTGCAAGCGACTTGATTGGTACTTTCTTTTCTTCGCTGTTGCGAAGCGTGCTGCCAAACTTCTTCACTGCCCATTCCACGCCTGCAGCATGATGGCGCAAAGCTCGATGAGTCCAGTTGCCTGTAAAGGCTTTAGTCTCATCAAACCAGTTGTGCAGTTCGAGGTAGTCTTCTGGTAAGCCACCAAATTTCTTAGCGGAGCTTACCGCATGATGGTAAGGTGTCATTTATCTCCCATAATCAGATTGAGGTTTGAAGGGGCTGAACAGTTCACCATACTCTGTGGTGATGATTCCGTCGTCGGTGATGGTACATGGAACGACCATGTCTTCATCTCTGTCGAGACAGTCTAAAGTTTCGTCTTCGAGAAATGTCTCAATCCTATGCATCATTAGGTCTACTATCTCTAGATAGGCTTCTCGTTGCGTTGCATAGGTTACTGGAGTGCTGAAGTTGTCTTCATCACTATCCCACCATGCGGGGATAAGATTTCCGCCTAGCTCTTCGGTGACTATTACCCAAGCTTTCTTCATGTTTTCTCCTTTACCATGTAGTTTTTAGCGTAGCACTTACGTTTACCCGTTGAATTATATACGGGTCGTGTGGGTACACTTCTGTGCTGGTGGTAGATTCCAGCGTTTTCGTGCAGCCTATGCTGCTTAACAACACTGCGGTTACTAATAACATTAAGCTTGTCTTTACCATTGGAACTTCCTTGTAGGTGTGCAAATACACACACAATGTAATTGTGTTAAAGCGTATTTGTAGTGGTGAGGTTATTTAAATTTGTTGATTCGTTCGCCAATCCAACGCATCACGGGGACAGCCATGCTATTCCCTAATGCTTTGTAACGAACTCCATCTGGGCATTGATCCGCTGGCTTTTTATTCCAAGGGATCTTAGTGTAATCGTCAGGGAATCCCTGCAATCTTTCACACTCGATGGGGGTTAATCTTCGCACTGCCATAGCTTGCATGACAGTGGGGCCGGTACCTGTTCCGTCTGATCCTCTATTTGTCATGGGTGCTGCAACATCGCCAGTGATCGCACCATTAAACATATCTGTGCCGACTATTTTTGTAGTTGTTACAGACACAAGGTCGGTAGCGTCTTTGTAGTCTCTAGCCTTCATAGAGGAAGCTGTCTGGTCGTCTGCGTATTCACCAAAGGCTTGCATTCTGAATGCGTGCATTACAGTCGGACCGCTGGCATTTACGCTGCTGCCTGATGTACCCATCGTGGCAGCAACATCTCCAGTGATCGAGCCATTGTAGCAGTCAGTGCCAAGGACAGGCTGCATCACAGTGGGACCGGAATGGGTCGCACTGCTACCTGTACTTGAGGTTACGGTTGCGGAGACATCTCCAGTTACTGCACCATTGTAGCAGTCAGTACCAATGGCTACCGCAGTCTGGTTGTCTCCCATGTTGCGTCGTAGTGTACCCGCTACTTCCTCCGTGAATCGACTAGGATTGCCTTCTCGTGCTGCAATGCCTGGTTCGAAAGCATAGGCTACTGCTAGCCCACGACCTTCGGTAAGGTCATCATTCCCAATCCCTTTGTAGTCTCTAGCGCGCATAGCCCCTACGATGTCTTTACCATTCGGGCTTTGCCATTTGATTTCCGTTTTGCTAACGACTAGATGCTCTCCCCTAGAGGAAGGCACCCCGCCATTACCGCCACTTCTGAGGCAAGCTGCAATGGAATAATTCCCATTGGCTATTTGGTCTGCGTCAACGCCGCGTTCTCCAAAGCCGCCCGTAAGAGTGGCGGCAACTCTTTTCCCCGCTTCTCTGCTCGGCGCAGGATGCCGCTGCAGGCTTTCGGACTCAAATAGAACTTTTGCGGCACGCCCTGCGTCTCCAAGACATCCGATAACGAACAAACGTCTCCTTCTCTGGGCCACTCCGAACCACTGAGCGTCCATGATCCTAAATGCGAACCCATACCCCAGGTTTCCCAACGCCCCGAGGAAGGTACCAAAATCCCTTCCTCCGTTGGAGGACAGAACACCGGGGACGTTTTCCCAGACCAACCACCTAGGTTGGTAACGTTGAGCGATTTTAAGATAGGTAAGCATAAGGTTACCTCGGGGATCTTCGAGACCTTTTCTAAGGCCGGCGATGGAGAAGCTTTGGCAGGGCGTGCCACCGACGAGGAGATCGATTTTTTCATAGGGTTTCCATTCCATGTACTTAGTCATATCCCCAAGGTTAGGGACTTTGGGGTAATGATGGTTGAGGACTGCAGAAGGGAATTTATCAATTTCCGAGAAAGCGACAGGCTTCCAGTTAAGATGGTGCCAAGCTGCGGTGGCTGCTTCTATCCCCGAACACACTGATAAATACTTCATGCTAACCCTTTTTAGTGCCTTCATTTAGTTGTAACAGACCCAAGTAAACAGCTTTTGCCATTTCCTCTTTGGCTGCATAGTAAAGGGGGGCACCGCCTGTTTTCACTAGGTAACCATTTCCGATACAGCTTACCCTAAGCTGTATACTTATGTCGTTACCATCTTTACGGATAACAAACTCCGGCACAATCGGTGCTTCAGTAGTTGTCATTTATACTCCTTTATTTTTCTTTTCTAATAATTCTTTAGACATGCTTGTTAATTCGTTTAGCATTGTCTGATGTCGCTGAAACATCTCATCCAAGATGTGTGCTGCACTTTGCAGCAATGCACCAAAAGACCCAACAACGGAGTCTATTGGTTTTTCTTTACCACTTTCTGCTGACAACCACATCCCTTTGCCGATGTTTTGGATATCGTTTAGGTTTCTGTAGTAGTCATACACGACTATTACACTGCGTAGTTCTGGAACATCTAGAAACGCAGAGTGTATGGTTTCTCTAAACTTGTGATTCAATTTTTCGTCAAACATGTATTTAGGTTCGACTTCTGGTTCTTGACTCATAACTACTCCATTTCTTTAAAATTTATTCCCATTTTTGGGGTTAGACAAAATCTTTTGAATACGTCGTTGCCCAGATTGGCTAGCCTTGATACCGCTAATGCACAGATCATCAGTGATAGTATATATCCCGCCAATCCACAGTCAGCCAACTCTAGACCGAGCATACAAAAGAGACTTACCCAGACTGATAGGCAAAAGGGGCAACTTAGTAGCTCCCCTAGGAAGCTATCCCACATCTCGGTGCGACTTCGCAACGATGCCATCAGTTTTGAGTGTCTCCATATCTCCACGATTTGCCAAGTGGCTAACGCAGCAACGACAATATTCATAAAAATTCCTTAATTACCGGTAATATACATACCTGCATATAAGATTAAACCTGTTAGGAAAGCAAGAAGATATAATCCTTGCACCAAGAAAACTCCAACGGCTATGGTGTAACATAGCCCCCATACTGCAATAGTTGAATCCATTTTTTACGTCTCTTCCGTGTTGGGAGGAGACCAATTAGCCAACACTACTCGGTCAGGGGACGGCGCACCTTCGCCAATTATTAGCTCACTTAATGGTTTACCAGTCGGGTCTGGGTATTGGTGAATTAACAATTGTTTAGTAGAAAACGATGGCAACAACCCTCCGGGCGGTTTTTTTAGTTTTCTTATTTGATAGGCGATGGCGCTGCGAGATGGCATAATAGCCTCCCCTGGTTAAAGTTATTGGTGGTTATCTACGGGCTTGATTATCGGAGTCAACCCGCTGGCGTCTATCATCATTGAGCCCACCGATGTGAGCCCTTTTCCAGTATAATAGCAGCTGACTCCGATTACTAGAACAGGGTATGCTAAACACATACCGATAATAGCACTGATCTCTGGCTTTGACATAGAAAGTTCCTTAATGAGTGAAGAAATAAACATGTTACGCAAAACCTCTAGCCAAGTATTGGCAGAGGAACAAAGCTCGGGCTCCGAAATTGACTTTGGCCCAATGCTGGAATCGTCGCTGTTGGCTGATTATGTAAAGAACTCTTTAGATACTCAGCAAATCCAACAGTTACGAATGGCTCAGCATGTAATGGCCAAGACGGGTTATCTGACATTAAAACCATTGCTTCCCCTTTTGTTATCTATTAGGGGAAAGCCATATCATTTACATGACCATTTTCCATTTGCTCCTTTCTTTAGAACAAGAATGCCTCGTACCACACTATTGAAAACAGGAAGACAGGTGTCAAAGTCCACATCGCTTGCAGCGCAAGGAGTGTTGTTTGCTAACTGTATTCCCTATTTTTCGACACTTTATATCACACCATTGTTTGAAATGGTGCGAAGGTTTTCACAAAATTATGTAGCTCCTTTTATTGAAAGCAGCCCAGTGGGTCGTCTGTTTTCGGGAGAGACTACGATTAACAATGTGCTACAGCGTTCATTCAAGAATAAGTCTCAGATGCTCTTCTCCTTTGCCTACACCGACGCAGAAAGAGTGCGTGGGGTAAGTGCAGATAAGAACTGTATTGACGAGATCCAGTACATGGATATTTCGTTTCTACCTATTATTCATGAAACGCTATCTGCGTCTAGGGACTGGGGTATTATCCAGTACGCTGGAACTCCTAAGACTCTAGACAATACCATCGAGAAGCTTTGGAATGATTCCTCCATGGCTGAATGGGTTATCCGCTGCCCCCACCCAGGCTGCGGACATTGGAACATTCCGGCATTAGAGTACGACCTAATTAAGATGATTGGGCCAGTACACTCCGGCATTTGCGAGACTGTACCCGGTGTAATTTGTGCTAAGTGTGCAAAAGCTATAAACCCTCGACCTGCAGCACAAGGTGGCACAGGACGATGGGTTCATCGCAATGCAAGCAAGCGTTGGTCTTTTGTTGGGTATCATGTCCCTCAGCTGATTATGCCGATGCATTACTCTGATCCAGAAAAATGGCAGAAGCTTGTAGACAAGATGAATGGGAAGGGTAATGTTCCCGTCAATGTTTTCTACAACGAAGTTTGCGGGGAGTCGTGGGACAGTGGGTCTAAGTTAGTCACTGTTACTGACATAAAACAGGCTGCCTGTCTTCCTTGGCCTTGCCTAGTAGACGAAGCCAAAAAGCACATTGATTCTTACATTTACCGCTTTGTCTCTGTAGACTGGGGCGGCGGTGGTGTAAGTCGAGGTAAAAGCAGCATGAGTCTGCAATCCTACACCGCAATTGCAGTATGCGGATTGACTCCAGATGGGCGAGTAGACATCATTTATGGGTTCCGCAGCATGACTCCGCATGAACATGTGAGAGAAGCTAGGCTTATCCTTGGCATCATGCAGACATTCCATTGCAGCCATATAGTACACGACTACACTGGAGCTGGTACTGTTCGAGAAACCTTGCTAGTACAATCTGGATTAGATCCAGCCAACATACTAGCAGTAGCTTATGTGGGACCAGCTAAGAGTGGGTTGATCAACTTTAAACCTGCTAACGAGTTTCATCCCCGCAACCATTACACTATGGATCGTAATCGAGCATTGAACTACTGCTGCCAGTTCATCAAATCCCATGTAGTACGCTTCTTTCAATACGATCATCGAGGTTCAGAAGATATTGGGTTGCTCCATGATTTTCTAAACCTTATTGAAGACAAAGCAGAATCTGGAAGCGGAAGGGATCATTACCGAATCTTACGAGATCCAGCTGGCCCAGATGACTTTGCACAAGCGGTTACTATGGGAACTATGATGTTGTTCCAAATGCATGGTCGATGGCCAGACTTATCCGCTTATGAGAGTATGAACATCAGTGATGAAGTGCGATCTGCAATGAAAGGTCGGGCATTAGAAGACCCCGAATAAGTTATTCTTGCGGGATACCTACAATGCTGACGAACTCGTGTTTAGCGTAGCTATACACCTTAGTCTTTGTGATGTCTTCACTTAGCACCTCAGTAGGCCCGTGTAGACCTACTGGGTGATTGTTTTGATATCTTGTGTAAAATGGATGCGTTTTGCTATTCCACTTTTTGTAGGATAGCACAGGCATGCGACCCTTACGGTCTACGTAAATTCGAAAGTTTTGAAAATCTAACGACATATTGTTCATTAACCCCTTTCGGTTTTAAAGAAATTTCTATTTTTTTAATATCTTCTTTTGTGAACAGTCGTCTTCCTGCCACACGAGAGGAAGCCTCCGACAAATCGCCTTTTTCAATAAGATAAAGCAATTTTGCTCTAGGAATTTGGAGTTGTTTAGCTACTTGCCCGCTTGTAAAAAAAGCTAATTCCTTATCCATATCTATTTCTCCTTTTGATTTTATACGCTAGCTGTTGTCCGCCACTAACATACTGGGGAAAACCGACACCACTAATAGTCTGGGGAAAACCCACACTCCTTAGGTTATGTGCAGATGGCTTGGAGCATTGTTTAAAGCTTTAGATTTAATAAAGCCAAACAACTGCTGCATTTGCCTTACTGTATAATCTTTCCACGCTTCCCAGCTGGCTGGTATCTCATGGTCAGACTTACTGAAATGTTTTAAATACTGCAGCACAATTTTGTCACAGCTATGGGTTACCTTTCGAGGTTGTAACCCTTCGGGAATGTTTGTGACTTTTATCAAATTAGAGGTATCACTTTTACACTGGTTTGCTGCGAAGCTAGTTACAAAGAATCCAGTGTCATCTTGGGTCAATGCAGTGACAAACCGCTGAATTCTGCGAGGCCATTTATGTACCCATCCACGAGGTTGCCCACATCTTATTTCAAACCTATGGTACAGTTCTTGTAAGAATAAACTGCAAGTGGGATGGTCTACCCATATACCATAAGCTGGGAAACCTACAGCAGGGGCTGTGACCTGTGCGCACATTGCTATAGCAAATGCCCATATTATTTCTAACTCGGGACTCTCGTCACTGATTGCAAGAATCACATCATCTCGCAACCGGCAAAGCAATTGCTTAGGTCCGGGAGCATCTTCTGGAAATGTAAATTCCGGATTTGAAGAAAACTCACCACGACACAGCCTGGAGTTACGGAATTGAAAGCCACTGCCATCCCAACCGATAGACTGCAGCCCATTGACAACCTCGGGTAATTCAATCTGACAAGCTGCTGTGAATGGGTTAAACTTCTCCAGCCATCGATTACCCCATATGTTACAGAAGCAGTCGGATTGCAAAACTATACCATGGCTCAATCCGAATTCGGTTATCCAAGCTAGGTTAGCTTTTTCAACCGGCACTCTAAATGGATACTTGCCTTTGTTGGTTTGCAGATACCCGACGTATTCCTTAGATGCATCTGGGCGAATCACTATCTTGTCTACACGCACAATGCCTGAAAACCTTACATTCCCCGCATCGTCATACCACTTGTTATTCTTCTCCACCATTACCATATAGGTGGTTCCACCTACTGTTGGTAACTTCTGGTTAATTGGAACTCGTATTCTTCTCCCAACTTCTGTGAGCAAGTTTGGAGCAACATAAGAGCGAACAAGCTTAGCTACTTCCGAACTATGCTGTTCCGCATCTTGAAGTAACTTAGTCTTGTCAGCGGGTGCGGCATATAATGCCCAATTAGAAAGAGCTCGCTCATAAGGCTTAGCCGTGCGTACTATCTGCTGGTAGACTTCTGTTACTGGCATGTCGGACATCCAGCGATTCCAGCGAGGTCCACTAACTTCTTTAGGTTGCTGTCGCACAATCTCTGGACCAGTAAAAGTCATAGAAGCATTTGACAGCATGGCTTGATGCAATATTGCTGCAGTAGGATGACATTCCCAGAAGATGAGTTGTCTACCTCCCAGCATGGGCCATTGCTTTTTCCTCTCCGTGATCATGAACTGTCGCCACGCTAAGATAGGCAAGGGTATCTCGCTGCTGTTGAAGTTACGCAGCTGCAGCCTAACCATGTTGGTAAGCATTGAGGTAAGTACAAGACTGTCAGACTGTATTTGCCATAGGTAGGGCAAGCCAGCAAACCCAACCTCACCGCCAGTATTGGAATTAACTATCGTTTCAGTTCCGTTGTTAAAGCACGCTAGCGCACCTATCTGAGTAGGTGAGCGGTAATAAGGCACTACCACGGTAGGGTCTTTCTTTTTAAGTAAACGGAATCTTCCATACTTAGCGACTTGTGTTGGGGTTAAAATACCCAAGAGTTGCCCAGGACCTGCCTGATGTCGTTCTTTACTCATGGGTGAAGATATATTCCAACCCAATCGTAACAAGGCTTGATAATGCTCTCTGCCTTCGTTCTTCATGGAAAGCTGAGATTGTTTCCATAATTCTTGTAATTTTGCAGAAAATCCTAGCCCACGTAGGTATAATCGCATATTGCTCGGACTTATGGTTCGGTTTAACTGCTCGGCCAAATAGTACATAGCTTCTTCTTGAAGCATATTTAATCGTGCAGCTGCCATTGCCAAAATCGTCCCTGTGGCCTTACACTGGGAGCAATAATACCATTCTTCCAAAGTTTTGGTATCTTGATAAATGGCCCAAGCTTGTGCTTCACAGTAAGGGCACTTAGCTGAGACTGGGTAAGATGCGATTGGCTCCATCCCGATTAGTGGAGCGATGGCTGCAAATGATAACCCTGCATGAATATCTAGGAGAGACACAATGCCTTCGCCTTCTATAGTTTTAGATCCTGCAAGTGACAAAAATAAAACCGAGCTGGTTAAGATTGCTCAGCGTTATGATTTCCCGCAATTCGTGAAGGATGCCGATCTGGAAACCACAATGGCTCCAGCAACTATCGCAGTCACCGCTTATGCCGATCCTATCCATAAGAAGTACGCATGTCATTCTGCCGCTGCTACTTGGCTGTCTGCAGCGTACTTCCATGAAAAGTCAGCTGAGTACCATCCTAACGACCAAAACAAAATTTGTGAACGCTTTAAAAGGTTTTCTGATTATTTTGGTATTCGCCCAGCTTACGATGCAATAGTCAAGCGTGCCACCGATTTAAAGGGCAGCGATCAACTTCCAGACAGCAGCTATGCTTATGTATGGCAAAGCAAGGATGGAGTTAAGGAACGCTATTACCCCATGACCAATTCTTTGCAAGTCAAAACTGCAGCTGAGTGGTTGCAGTCAAACTGTGACCGAATACCATTTATTGATCGTAATAAAATTGCCGATAAGATTCTAGAGAAAGCTGCTCGCTATGGTGCAAACATGGGCGAAGCTATTACCGACTTCATCGAGAAGCAAGCAGGGCGAGGTATACCCGATCCTCTAGAAGTATGTAGCATGCTAGAGAACAGAGCCAAGCTTGCGAACAAGCACGAACAGCGTGAGGCGATTACAAAGCTTGCTGCAGCTGTTAGGACTACTCCTCGCACTGCATTGCAACCTAGAGAGCTAATCAAGTTGGCTGCGATAGTCGATCTGATTGACCATAACATTGGGCTTAAGGGCAAGTACACGGAACTAATCCCAAGGGCTGAAGATGTCCTTTTCAAAGTCAGTTACACGAAAGCTGCTGCAGATATCACAAAGCTGTGCACACTGCAAACAGGGAACGCATACGATAAGTCACAGTTCTCCAAGCTTGCGCGTGAAGATGTAGTCAGCTTATTCGGTAACGACTTTGCTGATGAGGTATGCCGTGGGTTTGACATAGACCCCGAAAAGATTGCAGAAGTAGCACATACCCTGCCTAGGCCAGATGCGGAGCTGCTCGAACGCTTGATGAGCGAAGCTGGACAGCATCCGCAACTTAGCAAGTCAGCAGAGTTTCGTGAGATCGATGATGCGACATTGGAAGAACTAGCCAAGGCTTATGGCCAAGGCTAGTCCTAAATAATGTTACTTCTTCTTAGCTGACCTTACGATCTTAGGCATTTTTACCGGTTCTACTATCTTTTCCAAACCACCGACCACGATGGTTTGTCCAGCCCTATCTGCCTTCTCGGCAACTGACTGAAATTTTTCTTTTGCACTAGCCTCTGCTGCTGCCCACAACGCAGTAAACGCTGGGTCAATCGACTGCATCACTGAGTCTGCACCCAGCTGAATGACAGCCCCTAACGCAGCTTGTACGCTCATCAAGTTCTGCAACCATTGCTTACCTTCTTCTTTGCCTAGCCCCATCGCATACTTCAACAGCAAGGGCTTTAGGAACCCCGCAATTGCAAAGGGAGGGGTAGCCTTGGTATCCTCCCCTCTAGACAGACTTCCGTCCAAATGAACATCAAAATTGAAGGTATGGTTGCCGGGTGCAACTGTTTCCCCTGCATCTTTAAGCTGCTTGAGCTGCTTCTCAACTAATTTACCCAAAGCAGTTACTTCCACGATATTCAAATCACTCATGATTATTCTCCTAGTGTAAAATTAATCCAAACAATTTCCGCTGCTATAGCCTCTTTACGCCTTTTGAATGGGCCAAGGATAGGCCCACCAATAATGTTTGCCCGCCACTGGCAAGGCCAATAGCGGGTGAATGCTGCGAGATAAGAGGTGTCCTTGACCCGACACCGAATGAGGTGGAACAACCACCGCAATACGGAGTTAACAGGTTCAATGTGACTAACCCTCTTGATGTTACCCAGCTGTAGTAGCTGGGTAACTGGGCTGACTAGCCCTTGTGTTGTTCCATCTTTTTTGATGAAGATGATCATTCATCACCCCCACCTACCTTAATCTTACGACGAGCTACCTTGCTCTTAGTTTTGATCTCGATGTCTTGAGCTACAAGACGATCAAAGAACTTATTGAATGTTTGCTTGGTTGTAGTCCTAGCAAAGCTTGAGTTCTTAAGCTGCTTGGTAATCTCAGCAGCAGAACCGCCTAGGGTGCCTAAAGTTGCAGAGATCTCATCTGCAAGGCTGGTTAGGTTACTAACTTCTGGGTTAGTTCCCAGCATGGTTTTGACTGCGGAGATCTTCTGGGCTAGCCATTGAAGATTCTCAAACGCAGACTGAGTGAGAGCACGATGCTCTTCAGTCTCGTAGGGCTGTAGTTCCTTGTACTCTGCCTCGGTGAGAAGCATGGTAGTTGGCTTGCCTGTTTGGATGAAGGCATCGGATGACCCGCCTTTAGGACTTGCTGTCTGTACTGTTACCAGAAGCTTACCCGCTGGTACTTCCTCATCGTCAGTGTGACGGAGGATTTGCTGAACTTCGGCATACCTTAGCTCTTGCCGTTTGGACTCTAGCCCAGGCAATAGGCGGATACGCTTACCGCAGTTCTTAGCGACTGCTTCGACCATTTCCTTGAACTCAGCAATAAGCTCAGAGGTAGCACCTTCCACAGAAGCATTGAGTCGTGCTTCTGCTTGTTCTCGTAGGAACTTGGCCGTTGCTGGTGCGACATCTGCCATGGTGAATGAGGCATCAAAAGGCTCGATGCGAGGCATATCGCAAGTCACTGCGTCCGCAAGTGCATGAGCACTTGGGTACTTGGAACTGATGATATCCCAGTCCTTTGCTAGGGATATACGATCCGCCTCCTTAATCCGCTCGTAGTTATCTGGCTCGGATACCCGCTTCCCCCATGTAAGGTACTGCAGTCGTGCTGCATTGAACCTTTCCATGAACTCATCCACTTTGCAGGACTCGATCAAGTAGCTACCCTTGATCTTCTCTGGGCGAAGAGTCGAGATATCTTGGGCTGCGGATGCAACTAAGGTATATTCGGGGATCGTGTAACTGTCACGGATAAGAGTCAACAGCCTACGAAGGGCAGCTCCCTCTTGGATTAGACTGTCTCTAGATGCACCGAGGATCGCATAGGATCCTCGGATGACTTTGCTGTCTGTGCCAAGACCAGAGGCCAGAACGGCCTTGGCTTGTTCTGTGAAGCCTATGCTTCCGGGCAACCAGCCTACAGTGAACTTCACTGTGCAATAGGTTACCGTCTTGTTAGTTGCCAATGCTTTGCCTTCTGTACTGAATAATTCCTTCTGCATACTATTCTCCTTATTATTTGGAAACTTTTTCTTTGAGAGTTGCTAGTAATTTAATTGTGGACATTAATGAGATCGCTAGTTGTTCGTAGTCGATCTTAGACATGTCTATGTCCTTCATTCTCTTTTCCGTGATCTTGTCAGCAAGCTCATCGAGATCAATGGAGCCAGCTAGATCATCTAGATTGACATTCTCTGCCACTTCCGAGGCACCAATCTCGTAGGCAACATCACCTGCATCTATTTCGCTGGCAATTTCGGATGCAGTAAACCGCTCCGCTACCTCTTCTGCCAATAAGCCCTTATCGAGTGCATCCGCAACCGAAGCTGCTATTTCCTTGAGGCTCCACTTGGAAGAAACCGCTTCTTCCAACTCTAACTCGTTTATCTCTGTGTGTGCAATTGCCCGTATGGACAACTGGATCTGCTCTTGCATTAACACATTGCTGAACTTCTCCTCGATAACCTCTTTGATGAGGCTATCGATTTTTTCTTGAGGCACTAACTTAACTAGCATTCTTGTAATGATTCCCATGTTCTTTCTCCTTTTAGAGTTCTCGACTAGTTTTTACTTTTCTAGTCACTTTCTTTGGTGCATCCGTTACAGAGGACTTCCCTGCACTTTTTGGATGTTTAAAACGCTCTCCGCTTTCAGAGCAGATACAACCAGCGGACTCTGCCCACTCCATTAAACTATCCATCTGTTTCTGATTCTTTTCGTAGGATGGAGTTATCCACCTACTTGCGTACTTGATGGTTACGCCCTGTAACTCCGCAAGACGGCAGCACGACATGATGTCAGCTGGAGTCCAATAGTTGTCTTCTGGTCGTTCTTGTTCAACCAATTCGTGACGCTTCATGTACATAGCCCATGCAGCATCCTTGGCTTCTCTGCCTGGGAAACCTACGAACATTAGGGCATCCACACGACCAGAGCGAGTGATCTCGTCGGGTAGATTGCTAATGTTATTAGCTGCCGATAACACCAGATTGCTCTGCTGATTGTTAAACCAGCCAAGCAGCGTACCCAGCAGACGGCTTTCCACCCCACCGCTTTCGCCACCACCACCTTGAGGAAGGAACCGCTGAAACTCGTCGATAGCAAGGATGCCACCGATCATCTCAACTGTGGATAGCATCCTCGCTAGGATCTTGTCGGTATCGCCCAGCCACTTGCTGTATAAGTTAGAAGCCTGCATGCTGGACAGCGGAGTGTTGAACTCACCAGAGCAGCACTGCATGGTGAAGGACTTACCCGTACCCGGGACACCTAGCATAAGGACATGCTTCATACGAGCACGATCTGGCACCTCTGGTCTGAAACCTTTCCTTAGAAAGTTTTTCAAACCATTAAGCCCAACTACCGACTTGAGCGAGAAGAAGTCACGCTCGGGTCTACAAGTGTGCTCAAAGTAACTGGATAGCATGGGGTCTAGCCATTTCTCTATCTTCTTGCCGTTCTGAATGAACTTGACCCTAACACGGATTTCCCCTTCTTTGAGCTGTTTGTTCTGGACATGAGTCTCCTCTTGGATCATCGTCACATCTGTAGCATCTTGCAACTCAAGACAGTTGGGGGTTGGCCACAGCTTGATCTGGGTGACGAACTCGGGGCTCCAGACATCCAGCTTAGATGCCCTAGACAAGTGGCTTGCCTTCTTCTGGAAGATGGCAGCTGGGTTGAGGTACCCAAAGTTTGCCATCGTCTCTGCTACATACTGGGCCGTCTTGGCCCTAGATAGGCCCGCAGTTGCGTTTAGCAGGGCTTGGCTGACCTCGGACACTCCTAGGTCTGTAATGATGGTGCTACGCTCTTCCCCAGTAGGAAGCTCATGCACGACATATTCACAATGGACCATGAGCTCCATCGGAAGCTCGAACTCTGGGGTGGTCTGCATGATCAAGAACACCTGCGTTGCTTGACCTTCATTGATCAACTTTTGTGCTTGGGCTAGCAGCACCGAGTCTAGTGCACCTTGCTGGCCTTGTGGCATTAGATGCCTATCAAAGTTTCTTACGACTAGCACACGCATGTGCTTGTCATCCGCACTAACTTCGTCTGCTGCTGCTCGGTAAGCACGACCACGGATCATGCCTAGCACGATCTCGAAGCAGTCATGCAGCCCGATTTTCTTAGACGAGCTGCTAATACCCAATGCTGCGATGTCGTCATCCTGCGAGGCATCTGCTGCCCCGAGGTTGACAGGGTTACCATGTGCGTCGGTAACTCCGTCTGCCACATCCCAGAACAATAGGTCAAGTCTGTCTTCCGTACCTTGGGAAGCCCTTGCCGCTTCTGCCAATTCCCTAAGACACTCCTCTGGCTCGACTGAGGTAAGCACTAGTCCAGACTGGCCGGCTGCGAAATACCCATTCAATTTTTCTACAATGTTCATACTGACTCCTTTAGTTATTCGAATTCATGCACTTTTATTGACACATCATTTTGATAGAATTCGGGTTTTTTCCGATCTTCTATCACTCCGCCGATTAACGCTTTGGTCAGTGGATCCGTTGCCTTGGTGCAACTTCCGCCCTTATGCCCAAAGGCTTCTACTTGCACTTCGCCTTTGTCATCGATCATGATGACGATCTTCTTGTTGTTCATGCTTAACTCCTTGGAAAGACTTCTATTTTGATTTTGCCGTCGGGAAGTACAGTCTTCTCATACCGACCATACTCAGGGTTTCCAGCTTTGATCTGAGAGACGATGGCCCTTTCTGCAGCCATCCCTGCATAGGCTTGCTTAAGTTCTCCACCCCAGCTGCCGTCTTTGTACTTGTACTGGCCTACCCCTTGGGCATTAAGCAGCCCATTCCCTTGGGCATAGAAGTCCGTCATCATTAAGTACTCACCTTTCCTTATTGGGTGAGGGATCAAGCCTATCTCGTAGGCTTTGTTGTTATTACTCGATTGTTTGTATCGAATAACGAACTCGGCATCTTGACCTACTGTCTCACTGCATATCTTTTCATACGCAGCTTTGAACTCTGCATCTTGCAGCAGCAACTTTTGCTGGGCTAGGTCCCAAGACTTTAGCTCCAACTCTGCGAGGTTAGCTGGGAGCTTAACTCCCTGTGATTCTGCCTTGGCATGCACATCAATGCCTTGTCGCTTCAGTACCGCCATCATTTTTAACTGATACAAGCCTGGTAGGGGATAATCCCCCACAAGCCTACCACCATGATCGGTGGTCCAAGTTCTATAATGCTTTTGCTTTACTAGCTCTAGCTCCGGACACTTTTCCTTCACAGTCAAGGCGAGTGCCTCAATATCTGTGACACAAAATCCGCTTGCGAGATGACTCATGATTTCTCCTTTATAATGTGTCGAGAATTTCGTTTATTTTCTTTGCATCTTGCGCTGCCTTCGGTACAACTACCGACCTTATGTAATCTGACATAGTCATTTCTTTTATACCCGCTGCCAACTTCACGACGATTTTCTCGTTGTTAGTAAATGGGTAGCGTTTTCTGAGTGGGTGATACGCTCCTCTAGACCGAGCCCGACCCCGCTCATTAAAGACTAAATTGACTATCATTCTTTCTCCTTATTTAAATAGTCCAATACGCTTCGCTGTCTTCAGATTCAGCTGCACCTTTTTTCCGATATTAGCTCCATCCATGAAGTGCCAAGCTTCCTGCCAAGACAACGCATATGGGATGTCTTTGCCGTCCTCTTCTATTCTTGTATCCAAGGCATCCTTGTCGTACACTCTTGGGCCTTCGTGCCCAGTCACTATGTGGACAAATCCCTTGTCTAAGTTCTCTTGGGTGGATGCCCATACCACTACGACTTTTACTGGTTCCATTTTGTGCTCCTATAAAAGAAAAAGGACCAGCACTTTCATGCTAGTCCTTTGGTTTATTATTTAACGCTAGTGCTTAACGGCAGCAGCGTTTTTTGTGATTAAATCTTTTAATATCAGTACTGTTTGGTTTCCAAGGAAACCACGCATCCGGAACTGGTACTTTACCATTGTACTCTTGTTCAAACTGGATGCGGCTGTGCGTCCGAGTTCTGCTTCGGCTTACTTCTACTTTTCGAGTAGCAGAGCAATTAGCTCCCGCACACTGTGCAGGTTCGCCCGCACTTGTTATCGATAACAATCCTACCGCAATCAAACTCATCATAACGCTTCTCCTTGAGAAGATCCCAGCCCAGCCTTTTGTACAATATCCTGTAGTTGTTTAACCATAGGTTCTGTGCTGCCGTTTTGCAAAGACAACGCAGATAATTGTTTAGCCAACGCTGAGACATTATCCAGATATATAGCCCGCGTCTCGTTTGTCTTCCCCTGCTGTACTTGATAAATGGCAGAATACATCTCTGGATCATCGGCGTAATCTGCGTCCACATTTATCGATTGGTCGGCGGGAAACGCCAATCGCAGGACATCGAAGGGGTGAAGTATACCCTCTACCTTTAACATTTGTGAAATGTATTCTCGGATTTCTTCACAAAATTCTGAGTCATTCTTATCTTCATCCGGAGGCCATAAAAGCATGGCTTCCGTAATTCCAAGAAGCATTTCGTCTGTGTCTGCAGGGTCAAAGACTTCGGGATTGAAGTCGTCCCCTGCGAGTATGTTGCAGATAGATATGAACCTACCTACATCCTTGTAGAAGAAGTTTGTGGTTACAATTGTAATTGCAGCCATGATTTTATCGAGGGAGAACGAAGGCAGCTCACATTGGAAATCCGCTTCTAACTCCATGCGTATCGTCTCTGGTGCCCATTGCATAGCTTCTGGGCCATACTTATCCATGACTAGTAAGAATAGCGGTGTAGCAAATGCGTCCTCAGACATCAGCAGTGTGCGCTGAATCATCTTCGGAGCTACTGGTTTGCTCAGTTGGCTTGTTGCTGCTTGCTTGAGCAGGTTCTTTAGTAGCTGGTTGTGGACCATTGAACTTCCTCTTTCGGTGTTCCATGCGTAGCTGTAGTGCAGCTAGGTCGCAAAAGATATGCGTTACCGCTGCTTGTGGTAATTGTTCTACCACTTCCGAGGTTTGCGTATCTAGAAAAGAAGCAGCACCCGAGATGGAAACCCAGCGGGAATCACATACACAGACAGTGGTAACTTGTGGAGTGTCAGTCTTTACTGATACTGCAAAAGCTTCAATTCCAGATTTTACAAAGTTCAATGTATCATAGACTTGTGCATCTGAAAATACATTCAGATGCAGCAACCAGTCCGCCAGCCATAAGATTTGCTCTAAATCAGTACCTACTGCTTTGATGAGACGCTTTGTTGCTGCCTCATCAAGCATGATCATCTCATGTTGGGTCATTGACGGGCAGTGACCTCGTAGCGAGCTCTGTAGCTCTTGGGGGTTGCCCTAGGGTCGGTCAGAGGGATTGGCAAACCCTTCTCATCCTTAAGAGTTTCAAGAGGTTCACCCTCTGCTGTTACAGGATAAGGGCTATCCACTGTCCGGCTAATGCCAGGCAGACCCTTGATGCCCGCCTTTACAGTTGCTTGCAAGACAAAGTCCCTTGCTTTGGCAGACTGAAGTTCTTCAATCTGCATTACGAAGTCAGGCAGATCACTCTCGATAGTGACTATGCCTCGGCTACCATCTCCCAAGATTTCTACTACCAATGCTTTTACGGCCATGTTTAGTTCCTTTCGTTTGTTGAACTAAGTTTAGTTTAGTATGTTGCCCCTCAAAAAGAAATCAAAATTACTTATCTGAGGGTTTTTGTTTTCGTAGTACTCGCTTGACATGCCTACATGCTTTACGGAACTTTTGGAAGTCTTCCACGACTTCCGCAATGATATCCAGCTTAGCCTTTGGTGCTAGGTTAGCTTCCAGCGTGGACTGCACCTGCAGCATGAAGCTCTGGTACACATCCGACATGTTATCTCGTTCGGCTTCCATATCATCTCCTTGTCCAATAGCTAAGAAAAAAACCTTCCCATTGCGTTGTAGCAATAGGAAGGTAACGGCCGCAGTATGAGATTCATTATTATTGCAATAAAGCAACAATAACAAATCGCATACTGCGACCATTGGGTTTACCCAATTGTTCCTACCATCTTGGTAGGATTTGTAGCGAGTTCTCCTCGCCTTACCTTGATGTCTCTCGGGGCATCAACCCCAAGGGAAACTCTGCCTGTGGAAGTGTGCAAGATATGCACACTAACTTCTCGACCATCAAGGTCGAGAATAATTATTTCACCGGGTTTTCTAGTAAGTACCAACATATTACTCGCCCTCCCAGAAATAATTTACGGAATCCAATTGGTCCCAGTCTACTGTCTTTGCCGGATGGGCAAAAAGTTCGACTAGTGCCTCAGGGCTGAAGGCATCGGATGCTTGCTCCGACATCCCCACCTTTTGCGGGTCAGCTGCCTCTAGTTGAAAACCCCTTGGCAATTTCTTGCCTTTTCCCTTCAATCTTTTGGCCTTTTGGGCCAACTGTGCCAGCCGAAACTGGCTACCCATTGTTTCGCCGATTGTTTCCGACATTTTCTCAAACATCACCTCGGTCATTGTCTATCTCCATGGCACTAGATTGCCCCCTTGCGCTTGTGCCTCACACAAGGGGTTTAAAAGTTTAAACTAAACACACTACCGACACCACCACCGCCACCACCACCGCCACCGCTATTGCACCAAGAACAATTAAACGCTCGATACGTTTGATTGTTCTTATCATGCGGACATGACTGAAGCTTGTGCCGTGTGGCACTTTTAGCAACTCATATTCCTCTCGGCTTAGTTCCCCATAAAAGGGGCAAGTGTAAGGGCTCATAACAAAAACCTCCCTGCTAAAAACTTGCTACAAATAAAAAACCCTCACTTGCTGTAGCAGGCAAGCGAGGGGTAACGATGAAGCCTGACCTTTTAACGCCTTGTCGAGGGCGATTAGAATTTTCATCTAATTCCCATTTTCGCTAGGTGGGTTACCTCTCCCGAAGTCTGTCGGGACCAGCCGGAGGGCTTGTCATGCCTCCAGTGCGCAAGTTAGCAATAGCTACTGGCTTTGCTATTGCTAACTAGTCGTTTCCGCTTGAAGAGTAGCGCAAGGTGACTAACCTTAAACTCCAGAGTGAATCCCCCACTCCATAAGGTCCTTTGCGATTTAGGCCGTATTTTCAGGCAACGCTAACGGGTAAGAATACCGAAGCCTTTTAACGTCTTGCTTAGGACGTTGGTTAAAACTTAATTATGGTGGCTAGCCACCATGTTGCTAAAAACATTATTACTGCCCCTAGCAACGAGTTTTCGATCTGTCTCCAGATAGACTCTGGAGGTGTAGGCCGATCCGCTTGGAGGCGGATCACCTTTGCCAAATCCGACAAAGTTTCTTTTTCAAACTCACTCATCTCTGACTCCTTTAAGTAGGTAAAAGAAAACCCTCGCTTACCAAAATTGGCAAGCGAGGGCGTAATAGTTAAGGTTGCCCTCATATAATAATGACACCGAATTGCCATTTATTTAGCTGAGGGCTTTTCAAAGACTAACCTTCAAAGACTAACAACGATGCAGCTGCCCAGCTAACAGCTGAGCATCCATCGTTTTTTGGTATCTTAGTTGGTTTTCCGTTTTTAGGGTCGTAAACCTTAGTGATGGGAATCAACTTACTGTAAGGCATATGCCTAACCCCCAAACGTTTAACTAGCCCACCAAAAAAGGCAGCTTCTCTACTAACTTTTTGATAATAGTTAGCAGCAGCTTTTGCGGTGGTGTATGCCCTAAATACCGTCACCAACTTCTTCTTATCGGCTAAGTACCAATCCCAAACCACATATCTGTTGCCTGTGTACTTAGCTCCAGCTGGTAACCAGTCAACTTGTTCCCACTCCCGTTTCATAGCACCTCCTAAAACTTGTAATAGGCACAAGCAATTAACATGGACACTAGAAAAACCAAGGTGGGAACAAGCGTCTCCCACCTTGGCTCTTTGGTGAAGTGATATTTTGTCCGTCTTATTACGGAGAACAAGGATTTTTTAACTGTCACAGTTTCCACTAATACCTCCGAGCAAGTACAATGGGGGTTTTTACCGACTCTTCGAGGAGAGCTTTTATACTCTCCTCACTGAATCCCTTATATGAGGAGTAGGTGATGCGACACCTTATCTCCCTTTCGTCTTCAAAGAACTGGCAATAGAAGCCACCGCCATTCGGTTCCTCTGGGCCCCCTATAAATAGGGCTGCACCGCTGTTCGCCCATTTCTCCTCTTCGGAGTCATGCCAACGGGCGGCAGGGTCCATTTTGGAAAGGCGGTCTATACATGACAGCCCTTCTGACTCATTGCATTCAAACTTGGCCATAACTTGTTCTCCGATAGTTAAAAAAGAAAACCCTCACTTACCATTAGCTGGTAAGCGAGGGCGGGGAATTATAACAATGAGCCCTTTAACGTCGGCTCAGGACGGTTTTATTAATCGACTATGGCGGGGGCCCGCACAGTACCAGAAGTTGGTCGCTGGGCGGGCATCCCAGCTGCCAGCTCAGCAGCTTCCGTCTCATCCGTCAGTTCTTTACGGATCTTCGAACAGAATGCTGGGTTCTTAATGAACCCCAAAAACCACTCCACTTCGGCCTCATCGGCCTTGTTAAAGAGAGCAACCGTGATTGCTCGGATATGCCTAAGGTGTACAAGATCTTCCATTAGCTCGATATCGTCAAGTTCCCATATCAACTCAAGCCCTGCTGGGTGATTGAAGCAAATTGCCTCCAATCTCAGCACCACCGAGGTGCTGCCAGTAAGCCCCACACCGGGCCTATTCACTGACATACTGATCCGGCCAGACTCGCCCTGGTAGCAGAACCAGCTTAACCGACCACTGCCGGTTGTGTGGGCGATGTCTGCGGAGATCCCACCAGGCAGCGACAAATTTTCTTTCTGTCTTTCTGCCATTAACCGCTCCACTCCGTCATTCGCAGCCATCGATGCCATAGCCCACCCAACATCTTGAAGTTGCTGTAACGAAGTGTGATTTGTCCACTCATGCCCATGATTGCGAGCTAAAACGAAAAGAGCCATACCGTTTGTGTTGCTTATCATAACTTGTCTCCCTACATACATACCTAGAAACAGAACTCCTAACTCTTGCTAGCACTAGCAAGTAGATAAAAGAGTTCAAGAGCTAATCGCTCTCATATAATAATGACACGAATTTGCCTATTATTTAGGCTAGAAAGTGTACTCGGTAACCTTACCGCCGGCGGAGATTAGAACACGGACTTTTTCTGCATTTACCATTTGTTTAAGCTTCAGTTTCTTCTCAACACTCATGGAAACAATTGATTGCTTAATGCCATTGAGTGCTTGGATTCGTCTTCCCGCTTTCTGATTGCAGCGACCACATCCAGAAGGTTTGGCGTTTATAACACCATCGGCCCCAGCCATGAATGGAAACTCTTGTACAAAGGTTGGATTACCAATCATACCTAGTAGCACAGATTCTTCTAGGATTAACATTTTGTTTAGTTCAGCCATGGTTTGTTTTCCTTGTAGTTAATAGCTTCTTATGGGGTAGGTGGTGCAGAAGGAAACCACACAGTTTGAATTACTTGAAGTTGAGACAGCCGCTCTAGCGCGTCAAGCAGTTCTTTAGTCTCCGCTTGAATCTCTGCCCAGATTCCATCTGCTTCTGCTGTAGAGGCCACATCTAGCTCAATATAGTTTAAACGAAAGTAAGGCCAGCTCAAATCCGGATTTGAAGCCCCTGCAGGTATGTTAGCAAGTTGAGGCGGTCCCGCAACGGCTTCAAATGTATCTGTGGATAGTGTTGTGTAAGGACTTGGCGGATTGTTTCGGTACACAAAAATATTGGCATCTAGGTCTGGACCTTCTACTGCAACGACATCAACCCGCAGACGGTAAGTACCGTAATTTGTATTTGAAGTAGTCGTAGTCGCAGATCGTGTAAGACATATACGCCGAGTCATGTAATTACTTCCTAAAAATAAACACTTGATCTTTTTGCCCTAGCATAAGCGGTAGGGCTATATCTTCTGCACAATGCGGACGCTTCTGTTGAATGTAGTCTACTAGCTGTCCTACCTTAGCGGGCTGCTCTTTTGCCCACTCGTGCAGTAGTTGCAGCCATTGAGTATACAACGAACTGTGTTTTACTTTTAGACTACTTTGTGCAATATTTGCTTGCACAGCTACTTGCTCTGCTTCTTCTCGGTAGTTTTCAAGGCAGGGTACGCATTCCCAGAATAGAGGATCTTGCCACAATTCGTGCATTATGGTGTGGTCTAAAACCAGCATCAAATCTTACCTTCAAAATAGATTAGGTTTTGTTTCACTCTATCTAAATGTTTCTCTGGTATCTTTTTCAATAGCTCTTTAGTAACTTTTAAACCGTCTGCGTAATGCCCTGACCAATAAGCACTTACACTAACTTCATCTTCTATGCCATAATCCCAGATCCAAGCTTCTACAAACAACCCATCTTTTTGTACCGGAAGGCTTTGCCCCCATTTGCTTAAGAGATAAGCTTGATGGTATTTTGAGCTTGTGCGACAAAACTTTGCTGCTCCGTGTATAGCTTCAATCCTATGGGGGATGACTTCATGTGCTTGCATGTAGCTTTGGATGATATCTTCATCTTTATACTTTAGCTTTTCTTTAAGCCTAGCTGCGTTTAAAAGAGCCATATATACTTCTTCAGACCAAAAACCTTGTGTAGATCTTTGAAGATAGAATTTTAATGCTTTGGCATCTTGATTCAGATCTCGGAATGACTGCGCAAGGTAAAATGTGTACCTTGCTATTAGAAATGGATCTGTTTCCGTCAAAAGAGCATTCTCAAAAATGGCCACATCATTCTCAAACTTATTAACTTGGCTTCTTGCTCCGTCATGTGGCGTGGTGTTGCGAACACCAAGTAACACAGCTCTAGTTTCTATTGGGTCTTCGCAGTCTAAGTATTCGTGCAGCACTCCTTTGTACACATAGGGCTTTTTATTCTTCGTAATGGATAGTCGATCAAACACGATGTTGTCGTGATGACATTTAATCATGTAAAGATCTTTGTCCATACTTTGTTTAAACTTGTTCGCATCAAAATCATTGTCATACACTAAGGTTTCATCTGCATCAATCATCAGCACATAATCAATGTCAGTTTGTTTTCGGATGTGAGCAAGAGCAGACGTTCGGTTATGAGCAAAATCTTTCCAAGGTTCTGTTATTACCTTACCCAACATATTATTTTTATTAAGCCAAGCTAGAATTACTTCAATCGTATTGTCTGTTGATCCGGTGTCTACGATGCAGACATACTCTATTAAGGGTTTAACGCTATCAAGACATCTTGTTATTATTTTGCTTTCGTTTTTAACAATCATGCACAAGCCAATTTTATTCATTTTATTACTCGTTTGCCCATGGGAATTTCTCAGAATAACCTCGTCGCCCGCCGTTAGCCATACTTGGGCAGGCCACTAGCGATTTGCCCATATTCCATTGCTTGATGTCAAAGCCAGCTTGGTGCAATGCTTCGCCACATGTAATGTCTCCGCCATTGTGCCCAAGCCTTACATCTGGGATATTCGCTTTGCGAATAGCTTCCGTAGCTATAGCCCAACACCACCCTACTGCAAAGTCTATCACACTTCCATTTGTTTGTTCTTTTTGACTGCCACGCATTCGAAAATTACGCCCACGATACCAGTCTGCAGTCTTAAACCAAGCGGTAGGGTCGTTGCCATTTTTAGCATACATTGTTAAATCATGGTACATTAAAGAACCAAACATACGATAATTTTTAGGATGATTATCTATGATGGTCTGGCATAAATCATTGATCCAGTTTGGATTAACTACCCAAGTATCATCGTCAAACCATACTACATAGTTCGTGGTAATAGGTCTTTGCTCATCCCAGAACATATCTCGCATGACAGGATACTTATAACGGTTAAGACTGTTTGCGTAGATCTTTGTAACCGGTAATGTTTTCACATAAGCAAAAGTATCGGGATGCACTTCATTAAGCCCAATACGCAAGTCTAATCGTTCGGGTGGGATAGTAGCTAGAATGCTGGATAGACAAGTCTTGGCGAGTTGCGGGTGAGGTCCATAACAAAGAACGCAGATAGTAATCTTACCTCCGATTATTGGGTTATCCATGAGAGGTAACTGCCGCTGTATCTGCCCTACCCCTACACTTGTGAGTTCTTGTGGATGAACCTTTTGAAAAGGTTTCTGTTCTTTGATAGCGGTGGAGGGCTCTCGCACAATCTTTATAGGCATTTCTGTTGTTATAGGGTTACCCTCTTGCACTCGTACTATGCTTACAGTTGGAGCAGGGTTGTCTACAATTTTAATAGGGGGTAACACCGACTTATCGTAATAGTCCATAACTGCCTCTACTACATGATCGGATGAAATTAAGTCTTGGCATTTCGGTACTGGATGAGGAGCGGTGCGAAGCGGCTGCCGACAGAGCGTGTGTGCTTTGCGTGTTAGATCTTGTGGGTCTAAAGCTACTGTTCTGTTCTTCCAGCACCCTTGAGTTGCACAGCATTCTAGTAATCCAATAGTGTGTAAAAACTTGTGTTCTACTTTCACAGGTTCAGCAGTTGGCCCAAAAGCTTGAAAACCATTTACATAGGCTTCAAACCAAGGATCTTCTCGCCCGCCTGCGTAAACCACGCAAGGTCTTTCAAAGGCTGCTGCGATATGCATTGCACCAGTTACCCCGCAAATCACACCATCAGCATAGCGAATGATATTCCATAAATCTCTTACATTCTCAGTTTTACCAAGCATGTTTGTAGTGTTCTGCAATGGCGGGTGTATATGGTTAGTATGGGTTGCCCCAGCTTGTACGCAGTGAATACCTTTTGCCAACAGCTTATCTACCACCTCTTGTGCTCGATGTGCGTGCCAGTGCTTGGCAGTTAGGTCTAGTTTACCTCCGGATAAGATAACCCAATAGCGTCCTTCAATTCTGGAATTTAACTCTTGTTCAGACATGTGAAGATCTGGGCGAGGTTTCGTCACTGGGACATGGATGCCGGTTTTGCGTTCGAAGTCGTAGTGATACCAAGCTAGGATATGTTTCATCTCACGCCGGTCATTATACTTAGCATAAGAGTTCCAGCGAATAGCATCGCCCCAGCTTACCTCTACATGCGTTGCTTTACTTGAGGCCGCTGCGTCAGCCCTTACGACATGGGGGTTATTCCACCAGACATTACTCCAGTTGGTGTTTACTACGATTTGATACTGATTGGGGTAGGCTAGTTGAATATCACGAACAAGAGCGGTTAGCAACACAGTGTCACCTAGTGCCCATTTGTGCTTGATGACAAGCTGAGTCTTACTCACTTACGACCTTTGCTTGTGCTAGAGATGGATGGAGTAAACAATGATTTCGCAGATGTGTGCTTAAAATTACGCTTGCTGCGTCTGTGTTCCACTTTTCAAAGAATTCTTTACCGCCCTCTTCTGGGGGGAAAGGAATTTCAATAGTATGAAATGCTTTGCGGTCAGACAGAAATGCTTGTTCACTCTTCCAGCACTTAAACACAGCAACCATAGCTTCAAGTTCAAAGTTCATATGAACTTCAACGAGTACGCAGTAAGCTTGTTTGATAGGTTCTAAATCGTGGGGATCTTCTACACTGAGCTGAACTGCCACTCGAGTTTTAAAAGGTATCATACTTGTTCTTTCTTAAATTGTAGGTATCTCTTCAATCATAGTAGCATTTTCTACCGCCTTTCGTCTAGCAGCAAAAGCATTAGCCATATCAGATCTAGCCTTACCATAGTACATAAGCAATACAGTCATATCTTGTATGGTTTCAAATTCAACTGGGTTTCCTTCTAAACTAATTAATCCTGGCAAAGGTAAGCCCATAGCTGAAGCCTCTCTAGCCAAAGAGAACACTCCTACGATAAGGGCAACATCAGAAGGGGTGATACCAAGGTGGTAGCCGTTACCCGAGTCCCATCCGGTTTTCTCTAGTGCAATCCATTCATTGTTTATGGATTGTAGTTTTCTAGCTTTAGCTTGAGATAGCTCGTCTGGTTCTGCACTCGGTATGAAATTTGAAACTTGATTAATTAAAGTTGTCAAATAAGCCCCAAGGTCTGAGCTTAAAGGAACTGGCATAGTAGAGTTCTTAACAACATTAGACTCATCTTTTTGATCTAATGTTAAATTATAGATATCCTCGTATTGGTCTGCTACTAACCTCTGTGTTTTAAATATTCCTAAATGAAGCATATAACCTCCTATGTTTTGATTATAAAGTTTATGGCAATAGCTGGCTGCATTATACTTGTAGCTGTTAGACTATTGTTAGTATAAGTGTGGCTATGGTTTGCACTTTCGTTACCTGTCGTTACTGTATGGGTATGATCTCCTGAGACATAGCCAGTATAAGAAGTAGAATATCCATTTGCACCACTTCCTACGATAATCTGCCCTGCATACCCTCCACCAAGAGCACTAAATCCGTACTGTGCTCTTCCCATGTTTCCGCTGCCCACACCATCGGAGTAATTCTGATGGTAATGGTTTGCAGAGATTCCACTAGTAGTCCCAGAGTGAGTATGATTAGCACTTTGAGTTCCAGTTGTAATTGAAGGAATATTGGAAGCAGTCAGAGTAACAGTCTCTGCTCCCGTAGTTGAGGCTAATGTTCTAGCTGTTAAACCGGAACCAGTACCTACGCCAATTGGACACCTACCGCGCATATCTGGTAAAGTAAATGTATCGTTAGAATTTCCAGCACCATAAGTAGTGCCAATGACTTTAAAAAGATCGCTATAAGTCTTTCTGCTTACAGTTCTTCCGTCACAAACTAGCCATCCATTAGGGGCGGTAGAACCAGCAAACATTTCGATAACACCAACAGGAATTACAGAAGGCTGAACTGCTTGGAATGCAGAACCCTTTGGAGAGTTAGCCGGAGTCATTCCGTAACTAAATGCTCCTGGCATTAATATGCTCCCCCCATCACGCAAACTTGCAAAGCTGTAGTACTAGCTGTAGTAGTAACGCTAACGGAAGCAAAAAGCTTAAATGTAGGGGGTAATACAAGAGGGTTTACGAAAGTCAAAGTAGTAGTAAACCCAGCAACAGTAGTGGAAGGAGTTACAGCGGTCACAAGTATTTCTGTAAACAAGAAAGCAGTAGTACCATCCCATACCCATATGCCTACGATATTACCAGCAGTGGCTGAAGTAAAAGAAGTAGAGCAAGAGTTGACTTGAATACTATCAATCCTTAACCCATTAGTTGAAGCTGGTACAACCTCTACAATATTTGCTGCTGCTAGTGATGCTGTTGCAGTAGGAGCTCTAGTAGTACAAGCTGTTTGTGCTGCAAGTGTCTTTGCGACAAAGTATGGTGCTTGCGGAAAAATAGGTGTCGATGTAACTGGCATATGTGCTCCTTTTTAGTATAGACAATTATAACTACAACCCGCCAAAACTACTAGCGATTATAGTGTTAGAGGCTCCGGCAGCTCCAGCAGCTCCGGTAGGTCCAGTGGCTCCGGTAGGTCCAGTGGCTCCGGTTGCTCCAGTAGGTCCAGTGGCTCCGGTTGCTCCGGCTGTTCCGCTAGCTCCGGATGCACCGGGATCTCCGGTTGGTCCGGGTGGTCCTTGATCTCCAGTAGCTCCGGTTGCTCCGGCTGTTCCGCTAGCTCCGGATGCACCGGGAT